TAGCGCCTCAGGCCGGTAGCAATTTGAAGGGCAACATCCTTGTTTACCGGGTTAAAGGTAAATATGGGATGTTCTCCTTCGGAGTTGCCAAACTCTGTGTATCACACGCACTGCGGCCCCGCAAGGGAAACCGAGTGAAAAATTGAGCGGAATTTCGTCGAAAGACGAGAGTTACATAGGATAACTATAAAAATTTAATAAAATTATTATGAGATACCTTTTGAAATTCTTTGATTCCGATCAAGTTTCTGTGCTGCTGATTAGAAATAATCTGGCTAGACTTCTAAAACAATGCTTTATTAGCATTATTTTAGTTGTCTGTGGGAAAGTGAGTTATGGTTTAGCTTCGGGAACTTATCAATCCTTATCTTTTATATCAAAAATGGTCCGAAACCAGGGTCTGAAAGGGGCTGTACTATACATGAAAAGTGTATGTGTAGCAATCCAACAGACGATTGGGGGCCATCGATTAGAAGATATTGGGTTGATTTCTGGTCCGAGAATTAGTAGAACAAGAAAAGGTTTACCTAGATGCATACCTCGAAATTGAAGACGATCTTTTTATGTTGATCCAAAATTAATTAGATTAACATTATCGATTTTCTCTTTATATCGGGTTGTGTCTTATAAAGGTAAACTTAGCCTGTCAACTATTACGTCTTTGTACGACGGGATCCCTGGATATTTTCTGACTTTAGTTAGATATATCCCAGCTTTCTTTCGAGCTTTCCGATTGCGAGCCCTTCAGACACCAAACAGACCTTTAAGTATTGCGTTTTTGCTTTCTTTAAAAAGAAAACTATTCCCAATCCTTACTGCGTCACCTGGTGCTGTTAAAGGCTCCTGGGCAACAGATATAAAAACTCTGTATGCCACTTTCGGAGCTCTTGAGTCTGCTGGTTTAAGCTTTTGCTTAAAACAGATTTCCCTTCTTACAGGAAATATAGCATGACTTGAGCTATTTCAGTTCTTCGAACTTACTAGTGCGCTAACTCCTAGATTCCCTGTCGGAAGACTTGGAATAAAAGAGGAAGCTGCTGGGAAAGTTCGGGTGTTTGCCATGGTTGACGCTTGGACTCAGTGAGTTTTATATCCTATCCATAAATATATCTTCAAACTTCTTCGAAGAATACCTATGGACGGGACGTTTAACCAGCTGGGCCCTTTAAGCCGAATCCCATGGGGTCAAGTACCCTTGTTTTCGTTGGATTTGTCTGCTGCTACGGACCGATTGCCTATCGACTTGCAGATCCCTCTCTTGGATTATATTTTTCCAGGGTTGGGACCTTTATGGCGAAAAGCATTGGTTGGTCGAGACTATGTAGTACCTCAATCTGGTGGGCTTACAGTAAAATATGCTGTAGGTCAACCAATGGGTGCTCTTAGTTCTTGAGCCATGCTAGCATTAACGCATCACTTTATTGTTCAGGTTAGCGCCTGACGGGCAGGTGTCACTCGAGTTGGTGTAATGTTCAAACAATACGCCTTACTTGGAGATGATATTCTTTTCTGGAATGCATTAGCAGCCAAAGAGTATGTTAAAATAATGACATCTCTTGGTGTTAAAATGGGATTACATAAATCCCTGCTATCCGGAAAAGGTACTGCCGCGGAATTCGCTAAACGAACATTTTATCACGGTGCAGACGTCTCTGCTGTCTCACTAAAAGAGTTATCGGCATCCTTATTTGATATCACTGCCTTAGTTGGCTTTGGATCTAAATATGGCTTGTCGTTGGCTAAATTAGTTAGAATCGCAGGTAGAGGTTACAACGTGACCGGTTCATTAAATAAACCCTTCCAGAGTCTAGGGTTGCTTGTTAAAGCCATTCTTGTATGTCAACTTAAACCACTTACATTTGAAACTTTTCAAATGTTTATTGGTCGGGTTAACGCCACCTCTTTTAGAGGTGTTGATACAAGATCATTGGCAATTTTCTCCAACTATATGTCATTGACTATAGCGGGGGAAATTAACGAAACAATCCAAAGATCTTTCTTAAAATTCCATGATTCCATTATGTCAGAGAACTTTGACTTTGGTAGATACTTTCCCGATCAAGGGATCTTAACTACTGCGGCCTTATAGTCTGCGGCAAAAGGGTATTTCATGGATAAAGATTTGGCTCTCGATGCACCAGCAGCAAAAATCTACCTACCAGGTTTTCAACACCTTGTAGAGGAATTATTGATGCTTAATAAAATATTTTCAGGTAGAATAAAATCTCCTGATCTATTTTATAATATGCGAAGAGACTACATGGAAGATCATATTTCTCAATGTCTTTTCTTTTACTGAAAAGGCAATGATTTAATGAATCGACTTGTTATGGCTACTACTTTCGAAAAAGCAGATGTTCTGACTCCAAGATTTGGAGTGCAGCCAAAAATGCTTTTGACGTACAATAGATGATCTAAAATTCTTTTTCCCCTCCTTCATAAAGAAGGATTTAAAGGGGTTAAAGCAATTAATCAGATCCACAGTTCACCATAGCGAACTATAATAACACTTTCCAAATAGCAATCAAGGTAGTTTAGGTTAACTATCCTTGATACAATTGATCGAATGTCACATCTAAGTGTATGGCCTCTCAAATTACTTGCTGTTAGGGACTAGGCTTAAAACCTAGTTCTCCCTGGAACCTTAATGCGAAATCCTCCCAATTATTAAGAGGTCTTCGAAAGAAGATAAGCTTCTTTGGATTGCCACGGCACGAGTAGGGGTGAGTAGGTCAATAAATG